AACTTTGATATTATGATATCTTACGATGTACTTAACTCTGACCCAGAATCGCAAGAAGCTAAATTACAGCAAATTACAGCACTTACTCAACTTGACCGTAGCGGAAGAATTAATATTGATAATTTATTAACAGCTATGGCTAATGCTGTTGACCCAGTACTAGCTGACTCAATTCTACAGCCAGCACAAGATGCTCAACAGGAAATTGTTAAACAAGTTACTGATGATTTATCTAAGATATATGCTGGAATTGAAATGCCAGCTAGACCAAATGGTGCTCAGATTGCTATGGGAGTTATACAACAATATACTCAACAGCCAGATATCATGCAAAGAGCTGAACAAGACGAAGCATTTAGGGGAAGATTAGAAAAATATGCTGGACAATATACTTTCCAGTTGCAACAAACACAAAATGCTCAAATTGGTAAAGTTGGAACAGCACCTGCACAAATGGGTTCTATAAGTACCCAATCAATGTAACATATGACCCTACAAGAAGCACTAGACTCATTAAGTCATCACGAAAGTTTTGGTTTGTTTATGCAGACTATATCAGATTTAAGAGAGGAGTCCATTGAGGCTCTTCATGACGCTGATTCAAATAAAATTCAGCAAATAAGTGGTCAAATACTTAGCTATGACCAGATTTTACAAATGGCAGACTGGCGTTCATTACAGCGACGCTTTGGTTCTAATTTAAATTAAATTTGGACAGTATGCTATAATATACAAATCGCTATCGCTTGGCGTAAAAAGTGGATATTATGACAGATGAAATCAAAAGTGCGGTCGCTCAAGCACTTCAAGAAAACATGAGTGGTAATAACATGTCCCCTGAAGCATTTGCTAACAGGAGACTAAAACAACTTCAACCAGAAGTTTCAGGGGCTCAAGAGCCACAAGAAACGGAGGAAGAGGTTATCGACACAGTACAGGAAGAAGTGCCAGAAGAACCAGTTCAAGAGCCAGAGGCTGTTGAATCTGAGGAAGCTGATACAACTGAGAATACTGACGAAGTTCTTTCACAGTACAACTTAGACGAAATGTCTGAGCAAGATTTAAAAGAACTTGCTGAAAAGCTTGGATCCAGAGCTGTTGCTCGTTTTGGGGAATTAACCGCAAAGCGTAAACAGGCTGAAGAAGAGCTTATGAGAATTAAGCAATCAATGCAACAAACCAATCCGTTAACTGTAAAGGAATCAATAAAAGATAATCCATACAGCAATTTAAATACGATTGAAGAGTTGCAGGAAAAAGCTGAAGAAATTAATAACATCGTAGAATGGGCTGAGGACACATTGTTTAATGCTGATGGATACGGTCCAGATGATATAGTAACTGAAGTAGAGGGCAAAGAAGTAACTAAAGCAGAAGTAAGAAATGCTTTAAAGAATGCCAGAAAGGGTAAAGCAAAATACTTACCTGATCAGTTAAATAAAATTAATAATATAGCCCAATCAAAAGAAGTTAAATCTCAGTTTCAGCAAAAAGCTACGGAAGAATTGCCTTGGCTTTCTGGGGAGGACAACGATGTTCGCCAAAGATACGAGGCAATGATTAATGATAAGCGTTTTCAAGATTTAGAAAACGAAGTATCACCAGACATATCAGCTCAACTACCATATATTATTGCTCATGCTGCAAATAGTATATATGGTCGAAGAACAATAGAAGATACAAAGTCTGGCGTAAAATTAAATCCGCCCTCAACTGGTGCAAATTCAGCACCTTCGTCTAATCGTGCTAAAAAAGGAGCTAAGGCTTTGGCTGATCTCAACAGTCGTTTTAAAGAATCAGGAGATAAAAATGATTTCATCAAACTCCGTACACTTCAACTCACAAAATAACCCATTAAATTATGGCTATTACAGATACATTCAATCCAGCGTTACAACCAGTAACGACTCAGGGTCCGAGTGCTTCTAATCGTGAGGACTTGACTGATGTCTTGACTATCCTCGCACCTGAAGAAACTCCAGCCCTTTCATCCGCTAACCGACAAGGAGCTAATGCTACTTTCGTTGAGTGGACCGTTGATTCCTTGTCTTCACCATCTACTGCTGGTGTAAGCGAAGGAGCAGATATAACCTCATTCACCGACCAGTTCGCAAGCCGTGCTCGTCTTGGTAACTATGTTCAGAAGTTCCGCAGGGACTTTATGGTATCCGATCTGCAAGAAGCAGTCGAATCCGTTGGACCAGCTAAAGTTGCTCAAGCAGAAGCTAAAGCTATCCGTGAACTTAAGCGTGACATTGAAGCAACTATACTTTCTGACAATGATCGTCAGGCTGAAAATGGTGCAGTTGCATACAAAATGCGTGGTCTTGGCGATTGGCTGGACTCAGCAGGTCCTTCAGATGTTCCTGCTGACTATCGTACTCCTGCCGCATCTATTGATGCAAATGGTAGCAGTATCACAGAGTCCCAGTTCAACACCGTTATTCGTTCGATTTATCGTGCAAATGGTGAAGCTAACAACCTTGTTCTTATTGCTGACACTAGCCTTCGTCGTCAAATTGCTGACTTCGCTCGCTTTGGTGTTGATGTTGCTAATGGAACAAATGCTGGCGTTCGTTCAGTTAACTACGATGGCAATAGCTCAACAATTAAGTTATCAGTAGAAGTTTACCAATCTGACTTTGGTATTGTTTCTATTATTAACATGAACCCAGAAACTAACCCAGAGACAGTTACTGGTGCTAGTGCTAATCACGATAGAGGTTATATGATTAACCCTGATTACTACGGCATTCACGAGCTAATCCCTATGGGTGCAAGTCGTCTACCTAACATGGGTGGTGGCGAGCGTGGTTTTGTTGACTGTGCATTGACACTTGGTGTTTATGCTCCAGCCGCACATGGTAAAATCTCATAATTAAATAGGAGGAAAATATTATGGCTATTCAACTTAAAAAAGTTTCTAATTTAGAAACACTCGCTCTTGGATTTAACTACGAAGGCAGTATTGACATTGCAAATGATGTTCCTACTGGTGGAGCAGTTGACATTCAGTTTAACTCAGCAGAACTTGCAGGAACAGTAGGAAAAGTGGCTCTGGTCGTTGACCAACATGTTCCTGCCGATAATAGTGGTTCAACTGATTACACAAGCTACAAAGTACAAGTAGGCGATACTGCAGACCCTAATGGTCAAATCGCTGATGTAGAGCTTTGCCCTGCAGGTACCGAAGCAGCAATAAACACAATCTTCACCAGCACAGGTGATGATGCTTTTGGAACTGTTGTTAGCAATGTAGGTGCTACATTTGTTTCATTAAATGAAACTGATGAAGCATTAGCTACTGCTGGTAAAGTTTCATTATTCTTCGAATATTATCCCACCGCAGGTGATAATTTTTCTGGATAATTAGCATTATTGTTTATACTATGGGGTGGTTGGGCTGATCTCAGCCACCCCTTTTTATATGAATATATTACACTTTAAAGACACAACTCCCGACGAAGGAGCCACAAATAAAGCAACTGCCGCATTTATTAATAAAGCAATTATTAATGAAGCTTCTACGCAGAAAAGCAGAGAAGATATAGCCAGAAAAGAAGCTAGGCAAAACATTGGGAGGACTCACCCAACACTTGGTAAGTGCGTTGCAAACATACCAGCAAGAGAATACTTTAGATTAGTAGAAAAATATGGAAAAGATGTAGTTCTATCTAAAGAATTTTTACAATATTTTAATAAAAAACATAGTGACCTTTCACCGAACAAGGCATGATATTAAGAAAAAACCAAGATTTATTTAACCTTGTAAGATCACTTGCTGGAGTAAATCAGTTTACATCTAACGAAGTAACTAGCTTGGTTAATTTTACAAACAGGCGTTTAACTACCGCTTACAATACTAGCCAAATGTGGACTAGGTATATAGTTCCAAGTGAAGAAAGAAAAGTTTCATCTTTTATTATTTCTGGGATAACAGATAGCAATGAATACAATATTCCATATACAAAATATGGAGATTTTACACATACTGGCACTCAAATAAGTAATGTTTTTGTTCCAAATAATCAAAGTGCATCTTCACAAACAACAACAATATTTTACAAAAATTCATCTTCTAAGTGGGTTTGGGGTTTAGCTACTTATAGCAAAACAACAGCAGATGTAGTTACAATAGCTCCTAGCACCGTTTTTGCTACTCAACAAGACGCAGATGAATTTGAAAGCCCATCAAAAGTTCTTGACTGGGGTTTACTCTCAACAAGAACTGGAAACTTAGTTATAACTAATTCAAGCATTATTACTTATGACGAAACATTTGATGTATTAAGTTCTGGTACTACAAGAGTTTCTAAAACAAGTATAGCTGGTTTTATAAGAGTACATAGAAAACAGGCATTTTTAAATAACTCCAGCACGGAATATGATTTTTTTGTAGATGAAAATGGCGCAAATATTCTTAATAGTTCTATAACAAGTGGCACCGCATTTGTTACATATAAAAAACACATTATAGATACTTCAACGGGAGAAATAATTACATCTCTTGATATAAATGGATCTTCTGGTTCCCAACAAATACCACTTGAGTTTTTTAATTATACTGCTCATTCTGTTTTTGCTGACTTTTTAAGATTAGATGGTCAAACAGATAAAGCATTTGCGGAAGAGCAAATAGCACAAAACTTTTTAACAGAAGAGCTTGAAAAGGTTGATATAATAAATAACAGAAACTCGTTGAATCAAAAATTCTCAACATACATAAACACTTCATCACGATAATAAAATGGCAAACTCAAATGTAGTAAACTTATACCCTGTTCCCACAAAAGGGGTCAATGACCAAACACTTACTGTATCGAACAGCGTAGTCCAATTATCTTCTTTTGATGAACTAACACGGTACATTGTTTTAGATGTTCAAGTAGCGGATGTAAGGGTAACTTACGACGATTCTGCACCAACAGCCTCCAACGGACATATAGTGTTTGCTGGTCGTTCTTATACTTGGGCTAAAGAAACAGCAGAAGCCGCTAAGTTCTTCAGAGACGGTAGTGCAGATGCTACAATTCATGCTTCTGAATTTACCCAGTAATGTCCTCAGAAATACTAGGCGGTGCACAGGATGTACTAAAAGGTAATCTAGGCGGTGCTTGGGATGTAAAGCATGGTTATGCTGATGCGTATACTGATTTAGGTATAGCTCGTAAATTTGGTGGAGCTGCGGCAGCTTATTCTCTTAGGGATATAGGAGCTATGAACGGACCAGTAGTTCGTGTTCGTAGAGAAAGCGATAATGCTGAAGCTGACTTTTCTGCATCAGGTGTTCCCTTTATAGCTGATTGGGTAAACAGGCAAACTGTAAAACCCCTAGATATACAAGCCTTGAACTCTGGCGGTTCTGGTGTTCGTGATGGTGACTTCCAGATAGCAAGTGCGGCTTATTCCTTAAGAAGTCTAGGTACAAGGCAGGCTACAGTATCGGCAACAGGAGATACAATTACTGCCGCTGACGGCAAGTATGTAGTACAGGTTCGTCGCTCTAGGGACAACGCCATCAAGTCCTTTACCGCTGATGAGGTATCAGATGGTACTCTAGTGAGCTTTGTAACAGAGCCAAGTACTGGGTGGAATACACAACCAACTTGGAATACTATAGCCCCATCGGGAACTATAAGGTCACAATCAAGTACCTCAAGCACTTCTACATTAACATTTTTTGC